CGTCCGGCACGGTACCGGACATGATGGTCTCGACCTGGTACTTCTGGCGCCGCGACTTGACCTCGATCAGGCCGTCATCGCCGATCAGACCGTCCGGGCTGTAGCCGAGCGTGAAGCCCCAGCGATCATTGGTGATAAATCCGGCGTCCTCAACCGCCGCATAGGACTCGTTATAGACGATGCGCGCGCGCACTTCTTCCTCGTGACCACGCAACATGTCGTCGCTCACGTAATGCGGCTCAACGTATCGAGTCACTCGTTGTGCCAGCAATTCCCAGAAATGCGTGCGGGCCTTCATGTTGTCGGCCGGCTTGCCCTTTGGGGTCATGACCAGGTGCATTTCGCTGGCAGTCAGAAGGCCACAGCGCGCCTGGTGCCATTCGTCGCTACCTTGCACCAGGTCTCGGTGAATCGTGATGAACATGATCGGCTTGGCCTTCGGTGGTGGGTTGAGGGTGCCGGCCGCGCGGATGTCCGAATCCGCCGCCGACTGTCGGGGTTGTGGGGCACTCGCCGACTTACCCCAGCCGTTCGCGCGCGACGGACGGTGCACGCCGGGCGGCCAGCCCGATGGTGACCGGCCCGCCCGGATGCCGGGGCAGGCGGGCCGGTCTGACCGACGCGCAATGGAGGAAACGCGCCGGTGTTCGATGTCGCCTACGCGGCGGCGGCGGTCGCCACGCCGTCAAGGCGGACCGCAACCGTGGTATCGCCGTTGCCGGCGGCCTCGATGGCGGTCCCGAGCGGGTAGTGCCCGGAGTCGGGCAACACCACCTGGCCCGGGTCGATATCCCACGACACGGCCGCCCCCTGTGTGATGACCTCGGTTGAGAGTTTCGGCAGCGTGAACACGCCCCGCGTCTGAAGGTTCACGTCTTTGGTCGCGTCGGCGTCGGTCAGGGCAATGCCGGCGATGGCGCCGACGATGACCAAGTCACCGGAAGAGACACCACCGGACGGCGCAGCGACGGTCACAAAGTCGCCCTGTTGCAGGAAGTTTGTGGCCATGGGTCACAGTCCTTTCGTCGAAGTAATCACGATTTGCGAGACGCGGCGCCCTTGAATCGCGGCAATCTGGCGGGTCACCCGGGCCAACGCCAGTTCCAGTTCGGCGACCGACCGATAGGTGATCCTCTTGCCGTCGATCTCGACGGTTTGGGTCTTGCGCGCCACCGCCTCCTCAAGGTCATTGCGGCGGGCAATCAGGGTGTCCAGGTCGGCCATGGATTACGCCCCGGTGTTCAGGTGCCAGCCGCGCCAGTCGATGACACCGCAGCCGAAGTCGAGACCGGCGCGGACGCGAACACCGCGCGTGTCGAAGTCGATTTCGGTGTGGATTTGCGGGCCTTCCATGCCCTGGACGTACCCGTACACAAGGCACGGCACCTGTCCCGGATCCGCCGCGACGAACCACCGGTTCCCGGAGACGTGGGTGGAGACCACCAGCGTCAGAACCGACGACCACGGGTTCACATTCTCTGCTTCCGTCGGGTTGATCGTCGCCAGCACCTGGCGGGCCTGCAATTCCTTGTCGGGGCCGACCACTAGGAAGCGCGGCTGGATGTTCAGAGGCAGACCGTCCAGGCCGGTCATTTTGCGCAACGCGGCGACGGCCGCGCCGATGGACGTGGACGAAATCGCCGCGCCTGCGCTGGCCTTGTTGCCGCGCGTGCTGGCCGTCGAGAACATGCTCGCGCCGTCCGTCATGGTGGGGCCGTCCGACGCCAGCAGGGCGTAGACCAGGCTTTCCTCTTTCGCGGCCGCGCGGGTGGCGATCAGCGACGAGAAATCGGCCAGCGCCGACAGGTCATCGTTCACCAGGACGCGGCGGCCGATCGTGATGGCGGTTCCCAGCTCCTTGGCCGTGACGGTTTCCTGGTTCTCCGACAGCGTGCCATACCGGGCGGGGCCGCCCTCGGCGATTTCCTCGAAATCCGGGAAGTCACCAACGCGCAAGAACTTGTGCGCCTTGAAGTCCGCGAAGGATTTGCGGGCGGCGATCTGGCGATACGTCGGCGCGGCGGCCTGATACTGAGTCAACAGGCTCTTGTTCGCGGCATCGGCCAGCAACAAGGGGAAATCCGACGTGCTATGCGCGCGGGTGAAGATGCCATCCATGATGGCTTCCGGGTGGTACGGGTCCACCCGCTCGCCACGCGCCGATGCCAGGGCCGCCACCATGCCCGAGGGGCGGTAACTGCGGAACCGGGTGGCCATGCCCTCGACCTTCACCGCGTCGCAGAACTGCGCGGCCAGCGCGTCCGACATGGCGCGCCGGATGACGGTCGGGTCGGTGTAGTCGGCCCCGCCCTCGACCCGGGCCGGCCGGTTGTCAATGACCTGCGAGCGGGTCGTCATGGTGCCCGGCGCGGCGGCGCGGGCGTTGTCGTTGGTGCCCCGGGTGACGGCCGCCTTGATTTCGCCCAGGGTGTCGGCTAGGCCGTCCACCTTGGTCTCCAGGGCGGCGACGCGATCATCAGTGCTGGTGCTGGTCTCGGTCTCCGGCGCGTCGGCCGGCGCGGTTGCCTGTTCGGCCATGGTGGTGTCCTTTCGAATGAGCGCGCCGGCATCCACCGGCAGGGGCGTGAAAGAGAGTTCCCGGGGGGTCCATCGGGTGGCGCGGTACACGGGCAGCCCGTCGCGCGTCCCGGCTCGGGTCCACTCCTGGACGGTGTACCCGAGGGACACACCGCGCACGGAGCCGGCCTCCAGCTTGTCCATGAGCGCGTCGGCCTCGGGGGACTTGTCGAACCGCACCAGGCAGACGATTTGCCCGCGCTCCAGGTGGGCGCGCTCGACCACGCCCACGGCGGCGGACACCCGGTTGGTATGGTCCTGAAGGGCCGGAATGCCGTCGAACACGGCCAGGTCCGCGCCGGTCGGGTCCAGTTCCTCGACCCACGCGCCCCGCGTGCCGTTCGGCGCCGGGGGCGGCCGCACGGCGGGCGCGGGGCCGGACAGCGCGACGGCCTCCACCGAACGAGACGGAATCGACAGCGTGGCCGGGCGCCCGAAGGCGCGGCACAGGGGGGCGTCAAGCGGCATCAGGTGTGCCCTCCGGCGCGGTGGTGGTGGGCAAGGACGTGTCCAAGGTCAGCCCCAGGCGCGCTTCGCGGGCGCGCTCCGCCGTCAGTTCGGCGTCGATCTTTTCGGCGTCGTACCCGCGCTCGCTGATCGCCTGAGTGCGGCTCTTGAGCCCGGCCCGGATCGCCAGAATCTCGGCTTCCGCGTCCTTCTTGGGATCGACCCATTCCTGGCGCGGCGGCAGCCATTCGACGCGCAGGAACGCGGCCGGGTCGGTGTCGTACCCCGGCAGCAAACCGGCGGCCCCGGCCGTCTCGATGAACCGATCCCAGACCGGCCGGCAGAACCGATGCACGACGACGGAATGTTGCCAGTATTCCAGCCGCTTGCGGAACTCGACCAAGCCGGCGCGGATGCTGGAATAGTTCACGCCCTCCAGGTCACCGGTCATCACCTCATAGGGAAGCCCCAGGCCGGCGGCGATGGTCCGAAGGTGCGCCTTGGTGAACCCGTCGTAATTCTGAAACTCCTTCGGATCGAACCAGTCCAAGGACGTGCCCGGCGGCAGGTTGAGGATGGTCCCAGGTTGCATCGGCAGAGACAGGACCCCGCCGTCCTGGTCGCCTTCCAGACCCGCGGCGTTGCCCTCGGGGTCAGTGAGCGCAGCCATGACCAGCGCCGACACCTTCGCCCGCACCAGGGCCGCGTCGCTGAACTGGTCCAACTCCCGCAACGCCAGCAGCACCGGCGCGAACCAGGACAAGCCCCGCAACTGCCCGGGCTCGCGACGGACGAACAGGTGAACGATGTCATGGGCCGGCAGCCGGATCGGCGTCCAGGCGGCGGACAGCGGCATCAGCGGATCGTCAGGGCGGAACGGCAGGACGTGGTACGCGGTGACGCGGCCGGCCTGGTCCAGTTCGATGCCCGCACGGACGCGGGAGCCGGGCAGGATCCCGGGCCAGTCTCGCGGGACCTGGTCAGCATGGAACAGACGCACCTGAAGGGGAACGGGGCCGGCGTCGTCGCTTTCGACCATCTGGCCGAAGCTCTCCCCGGCCTCCACCATCTGTCCGACGGCCAGGGCCTGAAGGTCGTAGAAATCGCCGGCCCCGTCGAAGTCCGCCCGGTCTGTCCACTCGGACCATAGGGCGTTGACGCGCTCGCGGGTCGAGGGGTCCGGATGC